ACCCCCACTATCCGTCCCAACCCAGAGTTCGAGGTCTTACGGTGGTTTATGCCGTGGCCGCTAAAGAATGAAGAGGACGAAGAAGAGTGGACAGAGTGCGTCTTTTTTGCCGCTACAGCACCCCGTAAGCTGATAGGTGCCTATCGCTTGTCGGATATTTACTGGCAGGATGAACGTCCCCTGCTGGAGATGCACTATCAGACCGTAGGCACCCGCTGGTATAGTATGGGCGTGATGGAGATCGCCAAGCACCTCAGTGCCGAACTCGACACCATCCATAATATGCGTATGGATGTGGGCTTTGCGACGAACATGCCTTTCTTCTTCTATAGGGCCACCTCCACGATCAACCCAGAGAAGATACAGCTACGACCCCTCAAGGGGGTGCCGGTAGACGATATCAACGATGTGCGCTTCCCCCAACTACAGAATGTGACCTCTTTCTATAACCAAGAGGAACAGTTACTCTATACCTTAGTAGAGCGGGTCATGGGCGTGACGGACCTTTTCCTGGGGATGAGTCCTACGAGGGGTGCCGCTTCGCGTCATGCGACAGGGTTTGTTGGAACGCAGCAAGAGTCTATGGCTCGTATGGGCGAGACTTCTTCACAGGATGCAGAGGCATTTTCGTTTCTTTGTAGGACGATATACAACATGGAGTTGCAGTTTGGACCGGAAGAGCGATCCCTGCGCCTTCAAGGTAAAGAGGGACCCCTCACGCAGCAGTTATCGCGCAAAGAGATGTGGATGCGAGGCGAGTATGACTTTAGGATAGGAGCTAATGCAGGGTTGTATGGCTCTATGATGCGCCAGGAGCAAGCGCAGACCCTTTCACAGTTGGCTGCTAATTCGCCTATTATCATGCAAGATCCGGCCAAGATGTGGGAAGTGCTTAACTTCGCCCTTCATTCGGTGGATATTCAAAACCCAGAGCAGTTCATTGGCCCGAAGGAAGCATTGTCGGCGGGGGTGCCTAAAGATGCGGATGAAGAAAATGGGGAGATGGACCAGCAGATATTTGGTCCAGGGCAGGGGGCTGTAGTCCATCCTAATGATAACGATGACCGTCATATACAAGAGCATATGGCGCATATACAGTCATCGGCCTTTCAAAGTATGAATGAACCCAATATAACGGGTCATATGATGCACTTACAGCAACAGGTGCAACAGAAGCAACAGAAAGCTATGATGCAGCAGCAACAGGCGGCGATGGCGGCTGCGGGAGGGGGACAACCGCCCCAACAAGGACAACAGCAGCCTACCGCCGCGAATGTAGCTCAGTTGGACGGAGCGCAACAAGGTGCAATGGGTAATGTAGGAGCAAGTCCCGCAACTAATAATGGTGCTGCTAATGCGGCCGCTAGTGGTGCTATGCCTAACCTCACTGGAGCAGGAGTGTAATTATGCCAACCCCAATGTCAAGATTTGCAAATCGGCAAAGTCCGAATCAGCAAGCAAAGATAGCTTCTATGATGGAAGCTACGATGGGTAATAAAAGGTTGTCGGATAGAGATTTACGTAACCTACAGACCAATCCACCTAACCCTGCTCTAAGAGATGAGGATATGCGAAGGTTGGGTAGACTTCCACCTACACCACCGAATTATCCACGCGCTATTGGCGGTCCTGCTCTAAGAGATGAGGACATGCGAGGGTTGATCACTAACCCACCCTTAGCCGATGAAGATATAGGGCGCTATGAACCACCTACACCACCGGAAACAGGTATAGGGCGCTATGATAGGGACCGGGTCCCTGATAGGGCGCGGCGTAAGATGGTATATGATCCGACCGTGGATCTAGGACCTGAACCGGTTGCTCCTCTTCCAAGTAATCGGCCTCTTCGTTTAGATCCTTATGGGGATCTCATCGAACCGATGCAAGGGGGCAGACGCATGGCAAATCCACAATTCCCTGTAGGCCCTGACATAGATATCGTATCGAGTGCCGGGATGCCCAGTGGTTACTATACACTGGATCAAATGCCACCGGAAGTAAAAGAGGAATTAAGGAATCGCGGATTTGCTACTATCGGAGATTGGGAATATGCCCTTGGCCCCGATAATGTTCTCTTCCCGGTAGGTCCGGCTCCTGGCCCTGCTCCGCCATCCCAACTCGGCGGCGGAGCAGGTGGGCTTTATCCTGGTGGGCGTTATGGGCAATAGTAGATTGTGAGAGAGGCGAGAAACCTTTAGAGTGATATGAATCAAGAAAAGCAGGATAGAAACCTACGCTACCAACGCGACTTCTTTACCAACCCAACCTTTGATGAGGTAATCGCGCTATTACGCGAGATGGAGCAGAAGGAAGTCGTATCGGTCAGGGGTGCTGGACAAGGGGGTGACATCTCTAAAGTCAACTACCATACCGGTATTGCTGAAGGGGTGCGTAGGGCTATACTGCGGTTAGAGAATGAGGCCGGAGCAGCAATGGGACTGCACGATAGTGATGGCGTTACCCAGGAACAATTAGAAGAGATGATAGTATGAACGAAGACGTTAAACATCAAGTCGTTCGCAACATGGTAGGGCAGGGTAAATATGCCTTTATATCGTTGAAGAACGGCGATCCCACCACCATCGTCAGTGGTGGCATGAAACCCATGCAGTATCTAACCCTGTTTCATGGCTTATGCAAGGTAGCAGGGTTAAACCTACCGGACACCGTGTCACGGAGTTTGCGTAAGCAAGCGGAGGCTAATCACAACCTACAGGAGCAATCCCCATGAAGGATTGGACTGGCAATAAGGCGCATGGATCTACGACACCTAAGAAAGCATCTAGCAAAGGTGCTACCGGTGGCAAGAAATCCAAGAGCAAAGGCGGCAGTACGCCGACGACTAAACCCGCAAATAAGCAGTACTAACCCAGAAAGACCACTCTAATGAGTGAAGTAACTCCTGACGTTAATCCCTCACCAAACTCGTCTAATGGTGGAACGACTTCGCAACCGGATGCCTCCCCGTCAGCGGGGCAGAAGTCACAGGTCGTACCGTATGATCGGTTTAAACAGGTCAACGATAAGGCCAAGCAAGCTGAACACCAGGTGCAAAACTTGATGCAGCGTGATGCTCAATGGGCGGCACGTGATCAAGCGTTGCAACAACAACTCCAACAAGTGCAGAATCGCTCTGCGCCTGTTGATCAAAGCGAACAGGATCGTAAGATCCCAGACGCAACGGAACAATTAATACGCCAGCAGTTAGGCAACGATGAGGCCGGTACTCAGGCTTATGATACGTTAGAGACTCATTTTGATCATAAGTTTCAGCAGAAAACCGGTGACTTCGCTACCAAGCAAGAGATTGCAGCCGTAGCAAGTCAGGTTAAGGGAGAGATCATGGGGGAGTTAAACTCCACGTTCTCAACCAGCAACCGCTTCTCGGAATGGGTGCAAAAGGGTATGATTACGCCGGAACAGTCTGGGCATTTGCAAGCACGTTTGAATCAAGACTTGCAGCAATATCCCGAACTGGCGAAGCGTCCTCGTGACGTAGCCGCCCGAACTAAAGAACTTTTAGTCGATGCTATGGAAGCGGGAGAAGTCAAGCCTTTTTCGCAACCACGTCGTAGAAACCCACTCGCCGCTACGCCTAATGGTCAGGCACCACTACAAGAGGTACCTGCTTTTGATCCTGCTGCGACTCGTTTTGATCGTCTTCGCACAATTACTGCTGATACAGCAAAGCAATTAGATACGTTGTCTATGTCTCGTCATAATGGAGCGAACAATGGCTAATGACACTAAGGACCCGAAAGAAGATGCAATCGTTCAGGCCGGTGTCGATTATGTCTTTGAACATTCCGATGGTAAGGACTGTCCCTTCTGTGGTGCGCGATTAGGCGTAGGAGAAGAGATAGAGCCGAAAGCATTGAAGGGACATCTTAAATCGAAGCACCCTCATCAGTGCATCATGGCAATGCAGCAGGATAATCTCAGTCCCGACTTAAGGGGACCTGATGATCCTACGCCACATGACATTGCCGGTCTTACGATGCAAGATGAATTTGACCGTTTTGACGCATTGTATATCCCAGATCGTTTACGCGAAGATTGCCGTAAGGCTGGCGATAAACTGATTTGGAAAAGCCCTGAGAAGATCAAGCGATTGATTGACCAGGGTGGACAGGTCGTCAAGATGACTAAAGAGGAATTAGCCGATATGCCCATGCAAGGGTCGTCAGAAACGGGTGATGTAAAGGCTAATGAGTTAATTCTTGTCAGGGTGCCAGAACGTCTTGCTACGGCTCGACAGGCACAGAAAAGAGCACGTGTCACACAAGGTCTGGCCGCTAGTAAGGAAGCACTTGCACAAAACCGTGAAGGTGTTGAGCGACTTATCTATGACAGCTTGAAATCAAAGAATTACTCGTCTACTCAAGCCGGACAAGTGGCAAGGGCTGTGGCGGGTAAAGTAGAACGCGAAGATGATCATAACTTTCAAGGTGGTGATCCAAGAGCTAGAGATGGTATCTCGGTTACAAGGGGATAAATAGTTATGGCTGCTGCAAGTCCAGCTAATGCAGACACCCCGCATGGTTTTAATGCTACGGGTGTTATGTATGGGCTAAATGCGTATCCAGTAGATGCGAGTAATGATTTGGCCGTATTTAAAGGCGATATGATGTCGCTTGAAGCGGATGGATCTGTGTCGGAAAATACGGGTTCACTCGCACATAACGTAGGTGCTGCGGAAGCGGCTACTACGGTTTCATCGGCAGTGAAAGCTCTTAATGCGGCTACTACAGCTAATAACATCTTAGTCCATTATCATCCGGCTCAGATGTATTACGCTCAAGTAGATGCAAGCGGCGCACCTGCTCAAGCTGATGTTGGTGCTAATATGGATATTGCCGTTACTCATGCCGGTAGCACTACTACGGGTCTTAGTGGTATGGAGTTGGATCATTCATCTGTTAATACCACTGCTGCTTTGGTGATGCGTATCCACGGTCTTCTAAATCGTTCCGACAATCTATTTGGCGATCATGCCGAATTGAATTGTTCGGTCAATGAGCATTTCATGGAAACTAATGCCGGTGTCGGCGTTTAAGAAAGGAAATATACTATGGCTTCAGTACATACAATCGGTGCGTTTCCTTTCTCGGCAACGCTTAGAGACATTGACAGGGTTATCTTCCACGAATGGATGGAACGCTCGGTCATTGGCCGGAGTCTCTTTAACGTAAGGTCCTCCAGCCAGTATCAAGAAGATACGTTGACCATCGGCGGCGTAGGTATTATGTCGCAGAAGCTGGAAGGTCAACCTATTGATTACGTGACGAACAATGAAGGGTTCCGTAATACCTACACGCACCTGGACTATGGTTCGGGTATGCGGGTGACGCGCAACATGCTCCGTGACGATTTGTATGCGTCAATGGAGAAGTTGGCGGTGGAACTGGCACGTTCGGCACGAGCAACGGAAGAAACGATCCTTGCTAATCATTTCAACAATGGGTTCAATTCCAGTTATACCGGCGCGGATGGTGTTGAGTTGTTTTCTACGGCTCATGTTCGTGAAGATGGATCGACCTACGCCAATGAGTTGTCTTCTGCGGCTGATCTGTCGCAGACCTCGCTGGAGCAAGCGTTGATCGACTTTAGTGACTTCCGTGATGGTGGCGGCAAGCGTGTGGCTATTGAGCCTCGGTGCTTGCTGGTGCCGAAGGAGTTGCGCTTTGAAGCGGATCGACTGCTGCGCTCGACGCTACAGTCTGAGGACAATACCAATGCCATCAATGCGGTCAACGGGTTGCTCGACTCACAGGTGTGGAACTACCTGACGGATACGGATGGATGGTTTATTCTTGCTGATAAAGCGGACCATGAGCTTTTGCTGTATGATCGTGAAGAGTTCTGGACTGATTATGAGTATGATTTCGATACCAAGGATTATAAGATCACCGGCCTGTTTGCTCAGTCGAGTGGTTGGAGTGATCCTCGTGGTATCTTTGGTAGTCCTGGCGTATAGGTAGAAATCTCGCCTGTGGCGTGAACGAGTTGTCCACAGGAGAATCACAGTGAGAGGGGGGATTAGCTACGGCGAAACCCCCACTTATCTAACTTAGAAAGTAAGGCAATGGCTAATCTCAATTTTGTGAATGGACGATGGATCAATATTGAAAAACCAGGGGGTGCTGTATTTTTCGTAGGTGGCGGCACAGTAGCCTATAAAGGTATTGGTGCTTCTGATTCAAATCCAGGAAATACTCCTGAACAGCCCCTCTCTACGATCTCGCAGGGCGTGACTCAGTGCGTTGCTGGTCGTGGTGATACGGTGGTCATATTACCTGGGACCATAACAATCACTTCGTCTACTTCGCTGGATAAGACGGATATGACCCTTTCTGGCTTTAAGAGTCAGGGCAATATCAATGCTTCAGCAATCACGGGTACCTTGGGATCGACGGGTGACATCCTATCCCATGAAGCCGCTAATGTGGTAATTGAGGATCTGCAATTCAACGCTTCCGGTGCGGCTAATACCTCGCGTATTAATGTAGGGGCGGCTGGACTCACTGTCCGTGACTGTACCTTCCAGTGCGGTGCAAATGATTTGGAGACGATCACGGTACCGGCAGCAGGGGATAACTTGCTTGTAGATAACTGCCGATTCCAGATTACCGCCAATGGTCCTGATGCAGCGATTGAAGTTGAATCGTCAGGAGTAGATGGCTTGGCGGTACGTAATTGCATTTTCCACGGTGGCAATAACACTTATCAGTGGGATGTGGGCGCAATCAATAGCGGTGTAGCCCATACGGACTGTTTGATTGATAACAATATATCAACCTTCGGTCCTGCTATCATTTTTTCTGCGGCGGCACTGGGTATGATTACGCGCAATATCATGGGCGAAGGAACCTTGGGCAGTATGCTGGACCCCGGCTCTTGCATGGCGGCAGAGAACTATGAGGCCGATGCTATTGATCAGTCGGGCCGACTCTTCCCAGACACAGTAGCTAGCTAGTCATGGCTGAGTTGAAAAAGGTAATAGACGAGACTCTCGCATCAGGTCTAGAGCGGCCTGATGCGTGGGTTGCCGTCCAAGATGCGGGTATAGACTGTGATGTAAATGAGTTTAGATCGGCCTATCGTCGCGCACAACATACGTATAACAAAAAGCAACAGGATAAAGCACCCAACGTAAAGCCTAAAGTAAAGATCAAAGCAAAAGCTAAGAAGTAGCTCGACCGGAAGTAATCAGCATACTCACTACCCTCGGACCCTATATGGGGCCGATCCAGGCGAAAGGTAACATTTTATGGCCGTACCAACTCCATCAACTAATCTCTATAAAAATGGGAAAGCCTTTGTCGCGTCATGGCGTGGCGTATGGGCAGGAACGGATGATTTTGATGATACGATTATCGTTAATCTATCGGATCTGAACTATACCAATCGTATCCGTATCCTAAATATCGTCATAACAGCCACTACGGGTATTTCTGCTGAGCTAGAGTTTGAAGGTTCTACAGATGCACTGATTTACCATCATCCGATTGGCATAGGGGAAACCGCCTACTTGGACTTTACACCTATCGGTGGACTGATCTGGGATGGGCAGACCTCTACGGGTGATATTGTCCTTACTACTCTATCAGCCGCTTCAGCCGATGTCGTAAGTATCGTGGTTACTGGCCGGTGTTCGTAGTATAGGCTGTTTGGCATGAGTGAGGTTATCCACATTTGTATGTGAATAAATATTGAATTTACTAACTGAGGTATCATGGCTTCAAGAAGTTTAGGCTACTGTGTTAATTCAGCTTTAAAAGAGATTGGTGATCCGGCGATAACTTCGTTCACAAGCACCAATATACTTCAGTCTATACTCATAGAAGAGGTCAATGAGTGCGTTGAAGAGATAATGACGTATGGTGAGTTTCGATGGGCGTTGAAGCATAGTAATTTTGTGACGGCTGCTGATATTACCACAGGACAAGTAGCCATGACTAATGGATCATCTACCGTCAATAGTGTCGATGCCGATGACGCGAGTGCCAACAACTTCGGCTCAGTGACTACCAATATGTGGATCAGGCGCACTCAGGATAGTGAGTCGTATCCCATTGCAAAGGTAGTCACCAGTGGATCACCCGATACGTTGACATTGGGGGTATCGGCGGGGGCAGGGTCGCGTAACTACGTAGGCACGACCACCACAGGTAGCGGATATCGCATCTTTCAAGACACCTACCCCTTACCCATCTTAGGGACCGTAACATTAGTCGTATCGTCAGCATCAGGCACGTATACAACGGGTGAGACTATTACGGGTAGTTCAAGTAGCTCTACGGCAACAATAGTGCTACATGACACAAGCCAATCTATTGTATATTTAAGTGGAGCAAGTGCCGCTTTTACTGTAGGCGAAACAATTACAGGCGGTACTAGTAGCGTTACCTCCACCGTGACCAGTACCAATACGACGAGGGTGATGGATGAGATCAAGCATATCACCTATGGTCAGTCGGCTACATGGGCGCAGGGTCTATCGGGGCAAATGGGTGATAATGCGATTAATATGGTAAATATGACCCGCATTATGTCAGAGTCGGGTGGTGATCTTCACCGCAACACCAGTGGTCGTCCTCACCTCGCTACGATAGTAAGTAATGCAGTTAATGAAGACCCGCGCCTTTTACTTTGGCCGTTTCCAACGAAGGCGTATTTAGTTGATATCTGGTATAAGGAATCATTCAGCGATGCCAGTGTTTTCAGTACTGATATCTTTGGCGGCAATGCACCTGGGATCGCCTACCAAGCAGTGCAAGCTCGGTGCAAGGTAAGAGCCGCTATGTTCAATGAAGACAGAGGTAGGGCGCAGATGTGGGAGCAACGGTATCAGTCGTCCATAGGTCATCTTATGCGGCGTGAGAATAGGGAAGAGATTGATGCCGCCTTTGACCTTCAGACCTACCGCAGAGATTACGGAGTAACGATACCCACTCGTAGCGGTATATACTTCGATCTTAAAGGCGCACAACGATAATTTATCGTGAGGTAGGAATAATATTATGGCTGATCCCAGGCAAGAATGGAAGACCAGAACAGGTGTTAATGAGTTCCGAAAAAGACCTTCACGATCACCATCGTTGACCTATGGACAAACGCCAGAGAAACCCCTGGCTACTACCCGACAAGAAACTACTGCGCCACGCCCAACGAATGTAGGTGGACCACCTACATCAAGGACTAGAGAGCAACAAGTTGAGCCACCGCAATTAGGCCGTAGCATGAGTACAGGATTAGATAGTTATGATGTTAATTGGCTTAATGGTGGACAGCAGCTAGAACTCCAACAGAATGGATCGGTATATCTATTTGGTCAGCACTGGATCGTTGACCCTACTAATCCAGAGAAGTTGACACCTAGGGGCTATTAGAAAAAGGGTGTATGGCAATGAACTATAAAGACGTAGGATTAGGCGATCCAGGCCCAAATAGAGAATGGATACTTACGGAAAGAGATGATGGTCGTATTGATGCTATTCTCTTCGATAAAGACAGTTATACTAGCGTTAGTCGTCGTATAGTAGATAATCCTGAGTCAAAGAAACGCGAATCAGCAGGGCGTTTTCAAGACGATCCAATAGTAATGGACGAAACGGTAGTGACGACAAAAAGGGACGTAGTTGATAGGTCTGAAGTAGAAGCTGCGCCTCTCCCGCCTATAGCCAGATTCCAAGGGGAAGAGCCTACGCTACCCTCCTCTCCATTAGAACGTATAGAGGGGCCATCTTTTTCACGCGAACTAGATATACAACTATCACGTTCAGGGGTGCCGCCGGTAAGACCCCAAGAGCCAATCGGTTTCGCATCAGATGATACGAGTCTTGATGATGTAGACCTTATGGATGTTGATATAGATGATTTAGAGCCGCCACCGCTTCCACCGATAAAGAGATTTCAAGGCAAAGAGCCTACCTCCCCGTCATCGCAATTAGAACGTATAGATCGACAAACTCCTTTTGATGGTCCGTTGCCAGAGCCGGTGAAGTATCCATCGGCTATTATAGATCAACCCGCAGAGCTACCCATGCCTGTAGAAGAGGAGAGTGTCGATATCAAGAAAGTGGAGACATCACGGACTATTACGGATGCAGTAATACGCAGTCAGAAGGCTATAGGGTCCTATGAATCACCCCCTGGTGAAGTGGTGGTTACGGGAGATGCCTTGGAAGAAGCGGCTGATCCTTCGCCGCAAGCTCCGTATAGGTTGGTAATAGATCCAAATCACAATACAGCAGAGATATTAGATGCGATAGGTACTTCTATAGAGCAGTTTCAGGTAGGGACAGGTGATACTACTGGTACGCGGTATGGGAAAAAGTATTTCTCACCTACCGGCTCTTTTACAGTTAAAGATGAAGTGTCTATGGCAAAGGGCAGTGGGTACGAACCGTTATGGATGGGGTTGAGTGAAAAAGGATATGGGCTACACGGACCTCATAAGCAAGGAGATAAGGCCGAAGGTGGTGGATTTGAGAATGAGGGGTTTATATCGCATGGGTGCTTGCGCTTTACAGAGGACGATATATTAAGAGTAGGTGAGTATCTGGATGTAGGGTCATCAGTCGAGATATTACCCTATGATACTCGTCCGTTGCATCGTGGAGCATTGAGAATAAAATGAGTCAATGGAATCACGACACGCACTATCGCCTGGGCAACGGTATAGACCGTCGTCTTCATGCTGGCAACCCTGAGTTTGATTCTCGTGCCGTATGGGATGCGCTTAATATGGTTTATCTGCGGGATACAGAGGAACCGGAAAAGATGCGCGGTGCTTCGCAAATTGGCACCACGACGACAGGCGATAGTAAGGTGACGGGTCTATTTGATTACAGCGAAGGATCACGCCTCATTGCTACAGCCGCAGATGGTAAGATTTATGAACGCAATGCTGGTAATTTTGCACAGGCTACTAACGGCACAGGCTTTAATACAGGTACGGATGTTCGATGGTCAGGCGGTATGTTCTACGGTGCTACCACAGCAGCAAATCTATTACTGATTTCCAATGGTGTGGATACCCCTAAAAAGTATACGAGCGGTGCAGGGGTCAGTGCCTTGGGTGGAAGTCCTCCCTCAACCGGTAAGTTTGGGATCAGTTGGGGTGGACGATGGTGGCTTTTCAGTGGGGATACCGCCAGTTATTCTGCGGTAAATGATGCAGAGACATGGACGGGTTCCGATGCGGGTTCGATACAGATAGATAGAGGTTCGGGTGATGTGACCGGCACAACCGTTTTCATGGGCAATCTCTTCATATTTAAGCGGCGTAAGATATTTCGTATGTTGCCTACCAGCAATTTAAGTGAAACGGCGGTACGGGAGGTATCGCATATTATAGGAACCGCAGGGCATTTTACTGTCGCAGAGGCGCGGGGTGGTTTCTTGATGTTTGAATCAGATAACGGTATTGCCGGTGCGGTGGCAACAAGCTCTACCGGCGGCTTTTATGTAGATAACGTATCGGATCGGGTGAAGCCCCTGCTGGATCGGCGCGAGAAGGGGCTTCAAGCGACTAATTGGGCTACTTACAACGAAGATAGAGATGAGTATTGGTTTCAATATGGAACGGCTACTTCTACCCCTTCCGAGGGCATCATATGCAATACCGCAAGAGGTAGAAGCAGTCTACGCTTTACGCGCCACAACAGAGCTAATTTGACGGCAGGATGTATCTATCGCTCAAGTGGAACGGACCTACAAGTAGTAGGTAATACGGCAGGTGAAATATACGAAATGCACTCTGGCGATGATTGGAATGGCACCAACTATACCGGACGATTACAGACTTCGGAACATTCTCAAAGTCGGTTAGGATATATGAAGAATTACGGACGTATATTTGCTGACTTCCAAACGAATGGTGCGTATCCTTTAACGCTTAAAACCAAATTAGGGCGTAAGGACTTGCCTAGTCCTGGTGGGCAGACCATAACCTCGACAGCCGGTGGGGTGAGTGATGGATGGGGTGTAGGTGAGTGGGGTGCCGCCTTATGGGGGGGTGGTGATCAACGGGGTGACTATTTTCGCTTCACCGATGTGCGAAGAGGGTATAACTGTCGCTTGACGTTTGAGACGACAGGGGCCGATCAGTGGTTTAGAGTCAATGGATATCATATAGAGTTCAAACAACGCGCTGAACAAGTTGCAGCGTAGGAGATTATTATGGCCGAGGATTTTGAAGATAGTCAAAGAAGAATAGCCGCAGCAGCAGCACGTTCGGCAGAGTTCCAGAATATGGTGCGAGAGTGGAACATGCGAAATCAGATGGCTTTCCTGCCAGGGATCTTAGGCCAAGGTCAGGCTACTGCTGATTTTTATGTCAATCAACCTAGAACGATGTTTGTATCAGATCGCTTCCAGCCTCAAGGTGTACAGGAGTACCCGACAGGGGATGTGGCTACGTTAGTTGATTGGGATTTTCCGGGACCGAAAGAAGATGGGGATGAGAATGGGGATGGATTAGCAGATGAAGAGGTAGCTTCGACAGATCCGGTTGTTTTGGTAGATGTAGGGGGGGAAGTTGACGATGGTGGTAATGAATTTGTTACGAGTACAGAAGATTTGCTACCTGCTGATACAGATATTATTCAAGGAGATATAGCAGAGCCGTATGATCCAAGACCTGATATTTTGGGGTTTTTAGGTGATCTTAATCTTAATCCTACAATAGATATTGATTTCTTGGTGGAAGCTATTGCTAATTCTACAGGGGGCATGGGAGGTCCTGACGAATGGCTGTATTGGGCTAATGAGATTATGGGTGACGCGCTATATAATCCTACCTTAGCCGATGAGGATATGCGGAATTTGGTTCCTCTAACGAGTTCTGTAATTCCGATAGAAAGTCCCACCTTAGGGGGAAACTTGGTCCCTCCTTCCCCTAAATCCTCAACGAGTCCTGTAATTCCGATAGAAAGTCCCACCTTAGGAGGAGGCTTGGTCCCTCCTTCCCCTAACCCAATCTTAGTTGATGATGATATGCGGAATTTGGTGACCAATCCAATCTTAGATGATGCGGATATGCGAAGGTTGGTGACTAACCCAATCTTAGATGATGCGGACATGCGGGGCTTAATCACTAACCCTGCTCTAAGAGACGAGGACATGCGGGGCTTAATCACCAATCCTGCTCTAAGAGACGAGGATATGCGGGGCTTAATCACCAATCCTGCTCTAAGAGACGAGGACATGCGGGGCTTGGTGACTAATCCTGCTCTAAGAGACGAGGACATGCGGGGCTTGATCACTAACCCTGCTCTAAGAGATGAGGACATGCGGGGCTTAGTGACTAATCCTGCCTTGTTAGATGAGGACATGCGGGGCTTAGTGACTAATCCTGCCTTGTTAGATGACGACATGCGAAGGTTGGTGACTAATCCTGCCTTGTTAGATGAGGACATGCGAAGGTTGGTGACTAATCCTGCCTTGTTAGATGACGATATGCGAAGGTTGGTGACCAATCCAATCTTAGATGATGAGGGTATGCGGGGCTTGGTGACTAATCCTGCCTTGTTAGATGACGATATGCGAAGGTTGGTGACCAATCCAATCTTAGATGAT